AGTGTTGTTGCAGTAGTTCCAGAATTGTCTGAAAAATTTAAATAAAATCCATTTGTTCCATAACTTCCAATATATTTTTTAGGATTCCATTGACCTGTAATTGCATTTGTTTCTGCAAAATATGAAGGGTCATATTGAAATCCATCAATAAAATTAATTTCTGCCATATAACCATCAAAGTATCGTTCTCCTGTTGGCCTTCTACCTATTGAATGTAATGAGTTATTATTAAAAAACCAAGTATAGTTTTGAGTACCATAATTTTCTGTAGAAAAAGATGTTTCTTGTACTCCGTTTACATAAAGTTTTACCCTATCAGACGCTGTTGATTGAGTCATATCTACAGCAAGAACTATGTGATACCAAGCTGAAGGATCTCTAAATAATCTATTTGTTTTTAAATTTGTATCTGTACTTCCATTGTAATTATTATTTATTTGTATTTTATTATCTGATTGAAACTGAATAGAACACTCATGGTTGTGATCTGAGCCATTATAAGCTGTTAAAATTCTTTGATTAAGACTTATACCTGTTCTTTTAACCCAGACAGAAAAAGTAAATGTCTTGCGATTACTAGCACTACTAGGTGTTCTACTTAAATAAGCTGTATCATTATCATTAAATCTTAAACTACGTTCTACTTCGTATGCTTTCTTCCCTGCTATGAAGAAAGGATTAGGACTGCCAAGACTGCTCATTAGCTAAAGTTTCC